CTTGCGTATACCAAATTTCGCCACAAGCCCATATGAATATTAAATAATTTTTTCCATTGCTTCTTTTTTGAATCTTTCTAATATATCTAAATCATAAAAAGAATTTAATACTCCTTTTCCTCCATCCCATTTTTTTATTAAAGCGAAAAACTTGGGACGGTTTTCAATTGGCACATGATCGATTATAAAATCAAGTACCAGTTTTTGTTTAGTTGTATACATTATTATTTCTCCTATATTAAATTAATATCATAAATGATATTTTAAAAAACTACTCGTCTAACCTGCATCTTTTTCTGTTTGGTAGCCTCAAACAGCGGACGTTTTGTAGGAGGTTGGCTACATTGAGTTTTTATTACTCAACTACCGCCTTTTGTCGTCCCTCTTTTACTTTGGATAGGATTATTACCACAGCCTGATATTATTTTCCAATGACCCGTTAAATTCTGTACGGGATTCAGGTTCTCCAACGTGGCTCTTAAAGTAGGGTAGACCAATTTCTTGCAGCCTCCAGTTGGTCAAAGTGGGGAGTTTGTTGCGAACCGCACTGTTTTTGTGGATTAGCAATAAACCCGCATGGAGGTTCCCCTATGCAAGTCTTTTGTTGACTGTTTTTTATTTTGCATCCCGCAGAAACGCGTCAACTCCAAAAACTGCAGCAAGTAATGAAGCCTATTTATTGACTCAAACCAACAGAGCCTATAGGCTTCCCTTCGGCATTCCGGAGCAGCTCACCCGGTTGCCATAGATCTTCCCGATCTGGGAGTGCCGTCCTTACCATTCCAGACACGATGATCATTGTATCTGGATCATAATCCGGCAGTCCGACCGGGTCGGAATATCGAGTTTTGAATAGGGGAATACCAAGTACTTCCCCAACCTTTTCTCGAATGGCAGTAATCCGAACTGGATCACCGTTAGGAGGAATTGTTGCAATTTCCTCCTTTTTTTCATTATAGATGTTCATAACATGTGGGGTTAAATTTAGAATCTTCATGTTTATTTCCTCCTTTTTTTTCAGAGTTAAAAATAATTTCTCCGATATTTGTTGATAATAAGCCGAAATTAAATCAGACTTATTATCAATCAAATATTAATATATATAGTTATTTTCAAAAAAATAAGAACTTTTTATTTATATTTTAGAACATAATTAAAAGAAGCACTAACCGAAAAACTTTAATTCTTAAAGGAGAAGAAAAACGTGCCAATTTATATTTTTAAATGTGAAGATTGTAAAACTAATTTTGAGGTATTTCAGAAGAACCCGAAAGATTCTTTTGAATATTCTTGTCCAAAATGTAAATCTACTAATGTAAATAAATGTATTGCTCCAACATCATTTATTTTAAAGGGTCATGGATGGGCAAGAGATAATTATTCATCTAAGAAAAGTGCATGAGAGGAGAAAGAAAAATGGCTAAAGTAAAAATATCAAAATTCAAACTATTAACAACTGCTTGGGGAATTTACAAAAAACTAAAAGTCTGGTGGAAGGAATCATCAGTTGATGGTGAAATTGATGTAAATGAATTTAGTAATTTATGGAAAGTGTTTGCTGAGGTTTATGAGGATCTTTCTGGTAAAAAGATTTCAGTTAAGATTCCCACTGTAAAAGAACTCAAACCAGTTAAAGGTAAAATGAGAAAAAATATTAGTATTAAAGAAGTTGAGGTTGATGAAAAACCTCTAACTGCAGCATCACCAAAAAAAGAAGTTTCATTTGTTGAAGCTACTGACTATGATTCAGAAGAATATAGTGATGATGCATAACGGAACGGTCGAAGTTCGCCGGCGGTGGCGTAGCCGTCCGGTGGAGTGAATTGTTATAAGACGATTTTTAACTAATAGGAGGTCATTATGAAAAAAGAAAGCAACGTAAAGCCAGTGAACGCAGTAAAACCAAACATAAACGCTCATCAATTCATTATCCATCAGAGAATGGCTACGATCTTCAACGAATGGGCAAAGAGATATTCTGAAAATCCAGACGAGTTTAGCAATATTCTCGATGATAACGGGAACCCTGTTGATGATTATGGCGATAAATGTGCGATCTATTTCAGCAAGCTCGCCGCTGAATTAGATGAGGCTGGGACACTGCTAAAGTCAGCCTTATAACATAAAAAGGATATATTATGGAAGATGATAAAAAATATTGGGATGAGATTATTGAGGAATTAGAAAAGAAATATCCGAGTCTATCGAAATATTTGAAATCATCATATTCACATTTAGCAAAAGAATTATTTTATAAAGTATTTGACTCTAATGATTTAAAACATATCTTATGGGTTATCAGAATGGATAATGATGTTTCAAATGAAACTATAAATACCATTCAAAAATTACTTATATTAGCATGGTTTGTGGTATTAGGGTTTTATATACTAACATATTTTTTAATGGTTCAACCAATTCCAAAAGATTCTAATCAAGTTGTGTTTATGTTATTTGGAACTATATCAACTGGCTTTGGAACAGTTTTAGGATTTTTCTTTGGAAGTTCACAAAGTAGTGGTGAGAAGGATGAAATGATACATCGAAGTAAGCCATTAGATTAAGGAGATAATTATTATGCCTGGTGTTGCTCGAGCTCATGACGTTTGTACGGGTCATGGTTGTTATCCAAGTAGGGAAAATACTTCGTGGTCTAATGATACATTTGTCAATGGTTTGGGAGTGCATAGGAAAACAGATACATGGGCTTCACATTGTTGACATGGTTCTTGTCATACGTCGCAGTTGGCGGCTGGAAGTTCAAGTTGTTTTGTTAATGGATTAGCTGTTGGGAGATGTGGTGATCCAATAGCATGTGGATCATATGTTAAAACATGTTCTAATGATACTTTTGTTGGTGGATAAAGCAAAAAAATGAGGAGAGAACTATAATCTCTCCTCATTTGTTAGTTAAAAATACGTTGGATGATATTGCTGAACATAGAAATATCTGCTCAGCAAAATATTGACGAAAATCATCATGATCCCGATCCCAAGAAGAATGTAACCTTGGGTCTTTTTCGGTTTATGATAAGTTCCATATAGACCGAAAATTACTCCGATAAGAGGAATCACAAAAGACATGAAAATCAGAATAAACATTGAGATTCCACCCCATGCCGTTTCAAATTTTTCGCCGCAGTTTGAACATTTTTTGGCATTCTCTGACATTTCACTTCCACAATTTTTGCAATACATATTTTTCTCCTTTTCTCAAGTTATTCCAAGGAAAATTACCCTCGGGTTAGAAAAACTAAATCCTCTTTGACGGCTTCGATATATTTTTTATGGTTGCCACCAACATAATATTTTAAAACTTTATTTATATCTCCGTCAAATCGAACTAATAATTTTGTGAGTATGTAGTCCGTAGCAATTATATTCTTTCTCCAGTTGTATAAATCTTTTGGTTCTTTAAAAACATCTGGAAAAACTTTTGATAATTCTTCAAACCACATTTCAGGCCTTATCTGACCCAATCCAACAGCTCCAATTTTTGACCGACATGTTGGTCTGAAATTAGTTTCACTTGTTATCACAGCAACAACAAGTGAAGGATGGTTGCAAACTTTGTGAATGAACTCAGCATATTCATATGCTGTGTATGCATCCACCCGGATGTTATTTTCATAAATAAATGTAGCCAAAATTAAAATTTCTTTTTTTTCAATTTTTGCTTGTTTTTCTTTCTCTAGTTTTTTATTTATTTCTTCCTGTTTTATTGTTTTAACTTTGTTTTGTGTTTTTATTTTGCTGATATTATAAGCCAGCAAACCACTACATATACATAAGATAATTATTGACCCAAAATATAATTTTCGCATATAATCTCCGTCCTAAATTAAAAGAAACCTATCCTTACTATTTTTATTTTGTTCTTTATTTCATAGTAAGGATTGCATGAACACCTATCGCAAATGCGATAGCCATTAAGCCTCGTTCTGTTGGATCTGTAATGTGCCATCTATCAAATGCATTAAATGTTGATTGCCCACACCCAGTTAACAATAACATAAAACATGTTCCAAGAAAAATTATTTTTCTTTTCATCTTTTTTTCCTTTCTATATGTAATTTAAAAATTAAAAGACTAAAAAAGTGGGGTCCTTTCAAGACCCCTGAGTCATAAGTCACCTCCATTTTTTAAAAAAATTAATTTTTTAAACTAACTTTATTAATCAGTTATTAATATATATAGTTTCATTGAGCAACTATGAAAAAAAATAGAACAAAATAAAAAACATTAACCTTAGACAGGAGGAATTTAAAATGACAGATAAACCAGAAAAAATTAGTATAGAAGAGGCTAAAGCCAAAGCTGAGTCAATTGCATCCGATGTTAAGGATTGGATTGAAGATGCTGCAGAAGATGGCATGATCGTTGTTAAACATTTCTTTGATAAAATTAAAGATATTTTTAATAACTTTGATTGGAAACAACATCCATATTGGCTTGATGAGGACGACGAAGATCCAGATGATTCAATGGGAACTTAATAAAAGGATAACTATATGAAATTATTAGAATATTATTTAAAGGAAGTGCAAGGCATTTCCGACATGCAAAAATTTTTGGAAAAATATAAACGAGTAGTAACAATTAGAGATCCCGTTCAACAATATGTTGGATTAACTGTCTTTAATGAGATTCAAGATGATATTGCTTTTATTTTTGAATTTGATACATGAGTACCTATCATAATTCATACCGTTGGTATGAAATTTCCTATTGATATTTATTTCTTTAATAAGTTTGGTGCTCTGGTTGGAAAGAGATTAAATTGTCAACCAGGCATAGAAGATATAGAATCAGGTGGGCCTACTCAGTACGCAGTCGAGGTAAAATCAAAAGGTGAGTAAAAATCTAGTAGGTGAATTACAAACTTGGCCGAATAAGTTTGTAACAAATAGCATAGTTAACAAATATGAGGTTCCTTTTCCAGCGGAAATATGGGAAAGAAATCCACATGATAATTCATTTATTAGATTGATGTTTGATGATGATTGGAGTGCTACTTCGTATCGGAAAGAATTTGAACAAAGAATTGATTATCGTGGATGGCCAACTTTAGTACGTGAGCGTATGATGATACATCAGGATGCTGCTTATTACGTATTAACAGATGACAGTACATCCTCAATCAATATAATGCATCTTAATGAAGATATTGATGTTCCAATGTTGGATTCATTATTAGTTTGGAGATTAAATCCCAACGGTTTAAATATTATTGATTCAACATCAGTAACATATCCTATTTTAATTGATACTGGGACTGAGCATGATTTGACGGTTAATTATAATTTGTTAACTCCATTGTCAAAATTAATTTATTGTTTATTAGATTTAGAAATATATGAAGAATACGATCATTTAGATAATGATACAATTATTTCAACAAATGTTTTAGAATACTTTTTTGAATTGTATATTAATGATAAGTTATTTAAGTTTCTTTCATCCCGTGGTTGGGGACCATAAATATGTGGACACTTGAGTATTATTTTTCGTTATGGAATTATTTAAAAGGTGAGGATGTAGATAATATCTATCATCCTCTAAAAACTTTATCTGATTCTGAAAAAACTAAAGTAATTCAATTATTTGAAAATACTTTAGATCAGAATTGTTTCAATACAGATGATTATAATAGGCTAAGAAATTTTCTAATTGATTGGTACGCAACAATAAGAACTTTTTCAACAAATGAAGCTGGGGTTTCAGATCCATTAACTTTACCAAACTCCCATTTAGATGAATTATTTCGTAGTTTTGGTTATCCATATTCTCAACAATTATCACTTTTGTCTAATAACATCAATGTTAATAAAGTTAATTTCTTTTTAGATTTAGTTAATCTATATAAAATAAAGGGAACACCACAATCCATTGTTCAAGTTTTAAGATATTATGGATTACCTCAAGTTGATTTAATTGAGTACTTTTTAAAGAAAGATTCAGAAACTGCTGATTTAATTTTTGAAGGAACACGTGTTGCACACACAGGTCCAGAAATATTAACTACTCCTTCTATTAAACCATATCAAGTTGCAACTGATAGTGACCCTCATTGGTTTTATAAAGAGTATGATTTAAAAGAATCTATTAATCAAAATGCTATTGCTCTTCCATCAAAAACTCCATATTTTAGTTTGAAAATTTATTATGATATTGCTAGAGTTCAAGCAATTATGGCTTTACTAGCAAGAAAATTAGATGAAGATTATTCTGAGTGGCAAAGTACTGGTATTTTACCAGATCAAGATGCTTTTATAACATCATATGGAATTCCTACATCTTTTGTTGAATTATACTTAATTGTTTTATATATATTTAATTGGCGTAATTATCGTAGAAATATTATACCAGAAAAATATAGTTATTATACCGAAAGTCCTTTTGATTCAGATCATTATGATGATGTATTTGATAGATATGAAGAAATTCATGAAAGACCAAGAACCCGTGATGAAAGAGAAGCACAATTACAGGAATATTTTCAAGTATTTACAAGACAATTTTCTGATAATTTTATTAAAACTCCAGAAGATGTTGCTAACGCTTTAGAAGCAATCAATCCATCTTTAAAAGCACAAATAGATGATCAGATTGACATTTATCCTTTTGTTGATTTGTTTGGACCTTTTCTTACAGATTTACAAACTTGGATAACTTCTTATGTGACAACCTCAGCTCCAAATCTTGCTTATTTAGTTTTGGGAGAACAAGAATTAAAAAGAACATTAGGTGCAGTGATAAATTTCTTTAAGCCATATCACGCTAGATTAATTTCTGTTGATATGAGTTTTCTAGTCAATGATAGACTAAAAGATTCTATTTTAATGGATGATAAGATTACAGATAGAATTGAGCAGATAACATGGGATTATATTACTTGTAATAGTATTCGGTGTTGTCCCGATACAGATGCATTATGCGGAGATGCAGATAGTCACTATTCAAGATCAACTTATGATTGTGGATCTTTTTATGATGTTGGTGCTTGTTGTGATACAAAACCTGGTTCATTAAAAGTTGAAATAAGAGACATAATAAAAGATAGATTAACTTGTAGAAATACAGTATATCAAGAAGAACCATATGAAGAAATTAATTATGTTCAAGACCCGATAACACATGAATGGAGTGTTGTTAAAACTTTAGTTACACCACCTTCTGTAAATTTTGATGATGTTACAATCAGTACTGGATATAGCCCATTTGTTGAAACAGTATCTTATGCATCTGAAGATGTTTTAAATGCTATAACAAATTCAAATGGTGCTTATGTTTTACAATCTGGTGGATTTACAAGATTTGATGAAGGTGCTTGTTTTGATACTCAATATGCTAATGATTTGTGTGAAATTTATATTATTGACCACACACCATAAATTTTTTAGAACAAATTAAAAAACACTTGTTGTTTGTAATTTACATTTTAGGGGGATAAATTATATGAAAAAAGAAACCACTATTATTAAAGCAGAAGATCATTATGGTGATCATTGTTTGTCTGATGCTCTTTGTAATAAAAGGGATAATAAGGTTGGTCCAAAAGGTTATGTCGAAATATATGAAAGAGATGCTTATGGCAATGAAAATATGATAGGAAAATCAAATTTGATTGTTTATAATGCTAGAGAATTAATTGCCCAAAAAATTGTTAATATGGTTAATAGTTTAGCTGGTCCTGACTTAAATGAATATCTATGTTGGTTTGGTGTTGGTGATGGTGGTGCTAATCCTGGTGATCCCTTCAATCCCAATCCTCCTTTAAATAGAGACAGTGGACTATATAATGATATCCCAATAAGTGCTACAGATGCTACATGTGCTGATTATCATGGAGGATTCTTTTACAAGGCTCCAATAGATGAAATTACTTTTGAACAAGATCCTTTAAATGAAAATGCTTGGTTAATCCTTAGAACAATTACAACATTGGGAATGCAAAGATCTGTTGGTTATCAAATTAATGAGGCAGGATTATTTACAGCATTATCTAATGTTCCGGGATATAGTGGTCCATTTAATTTATTTGCTAGAATTACATTTCCAACATTAGTTAAAACTGACACTCGTGAGTTAGTTTTCATTTGGTATTTATTTACATAATACATAGATTTTATTATTCAGTAAGGTGATAAATTTCTTTTATAAAAAATAAAAATTGAAAAATAAAAATATTTCGGAGGTATATTATGGGTTCAAACATTTCACCGGGCGTATATACAAAAATAATTGACCTGAGTACTTATGTTCAGGCGGTGCCCTCAACCGTTGGTTTTATTTGTGCATTAACAAAAAAAGGGAGAGATAACAAAGTTTATTTTGTTGGATCTCGATCTGAGTTAATTAACGAATGGGGCGAACCAAATATTAGTGATTATGGAAAACATTTTAGTCAGGGACAGTATTTCGCCTATAATTTTTTAGGTGAGTCAGGATCATTATTTTTTATGAGATGTATGCCTAATGATGCTGCTTATTCCAATATTAGAATTAATGGAAAAATGACTGGAACTGACGCAACATGTGCTGTTAGTGTTTCTTATATTCCTAATTTAAACTCAATGGATGAAATTGAAACAAATCTAGAACAATCTGGAGATATTCAACCATTGGCAATATTGTATCCAATCGGTAGAGGTGAATATTATAATAATATTTCTGTTCGTTTTATTGAGCAGGCAAATCCTCTCATTCAAGATGTTTACGTCATGGATATCTATGAAAAACAAGCTGATGGAGATGACGTTATTATTGAATCGTTTGAAGTATCTTTCAATGAAGATGCCAAGGATAGTTCTGGAGAATCATTATTTATTACAGATGTTTTAGAAACATATTCCTCACTTTTAAGATGTACAACTAAATTATCATCTGGCGATAATGCGCCTGGTTATGATTTAATTGCCAGAATTTATGATTCTAACATGGGTAAAACATCTGTTGTATTAACTGCGGGTTCTGCTGTTATCTCTGATATCAAACAAGATTTTTCTGAGTGGGAAAATGTTTCTGAATCAGGTAATGCCAATTATTGTATTATTGCTATTGATTCTCGTGGTAATAAATTATATGGTTGGTTAGGAGCTTCTTCTGGTGTTGATGGAGAAGTTATTAATGTTTTTGATGGTAGAGATTTAGATACTGCAAGTCAAAATTGGATTGGTGACACTTCAATTTTTGATGCTTCTGGAACTATTATTTATTATATTAAAAAATCATTAGCGTCTGTCTCACCTGCATTTGCGGGTTCTGCTTTGCCACTAAGAAAAGGATCAGATGGGTCTTTAAAAGATTCTTCTGGTAATGTTGATACTGCTGTTGCTGAAACTTTACTATCACAAGGTTATGCAGGTATTATTGATGAAGATGTTACAGATACTGAAAGAATTTATTATACTATGGTATTTGATTGTGGTTATCCAACTTCAGTTAAACAACAAATTTCAACTCTTGTTCAGACTAGACGTGATTGTGTAGCTATTCTTGATAATGGTGATAATAGCACTTTTGATAATGCAATGAGCGCCAGAAATAATTTACATACATTTAATAATTATTTCTGTGCTTTATACGAGTCATATAATAAACTATATGATGTATTTACTGGTAAGGATGTATGGTTTTCACCTGGATATCATATGAGTTATTTGTTACCAAGAAATGATAATGTAGCTGAAGTTTGGTATGCTGCTGCTGGTTTCAATCGTGGTGCTATTGATACAATCAAGGAACTTCGGTTTAATCCACGGTTAGGACAGAGAGATCAAATGTATTTGAAACAGTTAAATCCAATTGTTAAATTTAATGTTGGTTATACTGTTTGGGGTCAATTGACAACTCAAGCTAAACCAAGTGCCCTTCAGGATCTAAATATTGTTAGATTAGTTCTCTATTGTAAGAAAGCTTTAGAGGATTATTCACGTTTTTACATCTTTGAAATGAATGATTCTATTACATGGGATGCAGTCAGAAAAGATGTTGTTCAATTTCTTGAGGATGTTCAGTCTAGACGTGGTTTGTATTCTTATAGTGTTGATGTTGGTGCAACTGATTA